GTCTTCCGCCTCTCTCCCCGCGATTCGAACGGGCTGGTGATCATGGAAGGTCGGGTGACCGGGGCGGTCGGCGGCGGGGACCGCCGCACCGCCCTGGAGGCGGTGCGCGACAAGCTCGCCGCCGAGCTGGACGAGGCCACCGGCCGCACCGCCGCGGTCGTCGCCAAGGAGCTGCGGGCCACGATCGCCGAGCTGGAGGCCCTGCCCGGCGGCAAGGAGGTGAGCGCCGTTGACGAGTTCACCGCACGGCGCGAGGCTCGGCGCGCAGAGGCCCAGGGTCGAGAGCTTCCCGGCGGCGGTCAGCTCGGCGGCACCTGAGTTCGTCGACCTCGCCGCCTCGGCCGGCCTGCACCTGGACTCCTGGCAGTCCTACGTCCTGACCCGCGGCCTGGGCGAACGGGCCGACGGCCGGTGGGCGTCGATGAAAAACGCGGTATGGGTGCCGCGGCAGAACGGCAAGGGCGGCGTCATCGAGGCCCTGGAAATCGGCTGGCTGTTCCTCACCCGTGAGCGGCTCATCCTCCACAGCGCTCACGAGTACAAGACCGCGCAAGAGGCGTTCCTCCGCATCCGCGCACTGATCCAGGAGACCCCCGACCTGGACCGCCGGGTCAACCGGTACTGGCAGGCCAACGGCGAGCAGGGCATCGAGCTCACCCGCGCCGCCGGCGGCGGACGCCTGCGGTTCATCGCCCGATCCCGCGGGTCCGGGCGCGGCTTCTCCGGGGACAAGAACGTCCTCGACGAGGGCCAGGAGCTCACCTCCCAGATGATGGCCGCGCTGCTGCCCACGCTCTCCGCCCGGCCCGACCCGCAACTGTGGATCTTCGGTACCCCGCCGGAGACCGCGGACGCCTGGGCGTACGGGCTGCGCGAGGACGGCGAGTCCGGCGCGGACCCGCGGCTGATGTGGATGGACTGGGGCGCCGACCTCGACCCGACCGACGCCGAGCAGCGCAAGGCTGCGGCCGCCGACGTCGACCTCTGGTACGCGTGCAACCCCGCGTTGGGCGGCCGGATCAGCGAGGAGTTCGTGAGGGGCGAGTCCCTGCCGTCCGGCCTCGGCGAGCGGTTCGTCATCGAGCGCCTGGGCGCGTGGCTGCCTCGCCTCAAGGAGGGCACCGGTGTCATCGACCTGGACGTGTGGGCCGAGCTTGCCGACCGCGAGTCCCGGCGGGTGGGGGACGTGGCGTTCGCCGTCGACATCACGCCGTCCCGGGACTGGGCGAGCATCGCGGCGTACGGGCTGCGCGAGGACGGCCTCGGGCACGTCGAGGTCATCGACCGCCGCCCGGGTACGGACTGGGTGGTGCCGCGCCTGGTGCAGCTTGCCGACCGGTGGGATCCGGTGGCCATCGGTCTGGACGTCAAGGGTCCGGCCGGGTCGCTGCTGGTCGACCTGGACAAGGCGGGCCTCGGCAAGCCGGAGGACGTCGAGGCGCCGGCGCGCGGTGACCTCGCCATCCCGACGGCGCAGGACGTCGCCGCGGCCTGCGGGCAGTTCACCGACGCCATCACCCAGGGCACCCTGCGGCACATTGACCAGGACGAGGTGGCCGCGGCGATCCGCGGCGCCAAGACCCGCCCGCTCGGCGATGCGTGGGCCTGGGGGCGGCGGATCAGTACCCAGGACATCTCGCCCCTGGTCTCCATCACCCTGGCCCGTTGGGCGTACGAGGCCCGCGCGCATCTGGTGCAGGACGACTACGACCCGCTCGACAGCATCCACTGAGAGGGGGCCCTCGCCGTGCGCGACCTCGTCACCACCCTGCTGGACGTCCTCGGCCTGCTGCTGCTCGCCCTGGGCGTCGGCGCCGCCCTGTTCCCGCTGATCGGCTGGGCCGCCGCGGCGGCGTCCGGCGTGGTCGTCCTCGTCGGCGCCCAGCTCGCCGACCGCGTGCAGCGCGCCGGGGGTGACGGCTCGTGAGTCTCTTCTCTCGCCGCTCGGCCCGCGCGCTCACCGCGGCCGACTACATCCCCGACCGGACGCCCCACGGCGGCGGCAACGCGCCCCGGGTCACCAATGAGACCGCGCTACGGCACTCGGCGATCTGGGCGTGCCTGCGCCTGCGGGCCAACCTCGTCTCGACCATGCCCGTCGACCTCTACCGGCGGGTCGACGGGATCCAGGTCGAGGTGCCCAAGCCCCCCGTTTTGATCAACCCGGGCGGCGAGCAGGTCGACATGGTCGAGTGGCTGTACTCCTCGCAGTTCGACCTGGACCGCGCCGGCAACACCGTCGGCCTGATCACCGCCAAGGACGGCCTCGGCCTTCCCGCCCGGATCGACCTCCAGCCGATCGGCGAGGTCACCGTCAAGGGCACCGGCGCCGAGATCACCAAGTACCGGATCTGTGGCACCGAGTACGACCCGTCCGAGGTCTGGCACGAACGCCAGTACACCGTGCCCGGCTGCCCGCTCGGCCTGTCGCCGATCGCCCACGCCGCCTGGTCCATCTCCGAGTACCTGTCCATTCAGCAGTTCGCCCTGGACTGGTTCTCCACCGGCGGCATGCCGGCCGCGATGCTCCGCAACACCGCCAAGACGATCAGCGGTCCGCAGGCCGCCGAGATCAAACAGCGATTCAAGGCCGCCACCGCCGGCCGGGACCTGTTCGTCGCCGGCATGGACTGGGAGTACCAGATGATCCAGGCCGAGCAGGCCGGGTCCGACTGGCTCGCCGCCAAACAGTTCGGCATCACCGACGTGGCCAGGTTCTTCGACTGCCCGGCCGACCTGATCGACGCTGCGGCCATGGGCAGCAGCCTGACCTACGCGAACATCAGCCAGCGGAACCTCCAGTTCCTGATCATGAGCCTGGGGCCGGTCGTCGTCCGCCGCGAGAACGCGCTGAACAAGCTCACCCCCAGGCCGCGGTTCGTCAAGCTCAACACGGACGCGCTGCTGCGGATGGACCCCGCGTCCCGGGTCACCTCGCTGGTCGCCGCGGTCAACGGCCGCATCCTCGCGCCGTCCGAGGCCCGCGAGCTCCAGGACCGGGCGCCGTTCACCGACTCCCAGCTCGCCGAGTTCGACCGGCTGTTCGGCAGCAAGAACCCGGCGCCCACCGCACCCGCAACCGCCACCCCGTCAGGAGCGACACCATGACCGACCTGGCCGGCCTGCGGGCCGCAGCCGCACAGTCCCGCGCACAGGCCGGCCTGGCCCAGCGCTCCACCCCGCGCGACCGGCCCGAGGCCGCCGACGTCCGGTTCGGCACCCAGCTCCGCGCCAAGAAGATCGTCCGCGACGGCCTGGAGTATTTCCAGGTCGAGGGCTACGCGTCCGCCTACGAACGCGGCTACGACATGTGGGACATGTTCGGGCCGTACACCGAGGTCGTCTCGGCCGGCGCCGCCCAGAAGACCCTGGCCGCCAGCCCCGAGGTCGTGTACCGGTTCAACCACGCCGGCACCCCGATGGCCGGGACGCGGAACGGGCGCCTGGAGCTGTGGGAGGACAGCGAGGGCCTGGGCAACCGGGCCTGGCTCAACCCCAAGCGGGCGGACGTACAGCTCCTCGTCCAGGCCATCGAGGACGACGACGTCCGCGAGCAGAGCTTTCAGTTCCGCATCACGCGCGGTGTCTGGTCGCCGGACTACACCGAGTACCGCATCGAGGAGTTCGACCTCGACCGCGGCGACGTCGGCCCGGTCACCTACGGTGCCAACCCGCACACCTCGGTGTCGGCCCGGTCCGGCGAGTTCCTCGCCGCGATCCCGAACCTGCCGCCGCTCATCGCCCGCGAGGCATACACCCTGCTCGCGGCGCGCGCCGACCTGTCCCCGCTCGCGGCCCAGACGCCGGCCGCAGCACCCCCGGCCCCAGCGGCGCCCGCCGTCCAGCAGGCCGGCCGCTCGCTGTCCCTGCTCCGCACTCAGCTTCTCGTAGTCAAGGACGAGGGCTGACCCCAGACCTTCCCGCCGTCCGGCAGATCGCCCGGAGGCAGCGTGCCCGCACACCGGCAGATCGCCCGGTGCCCAGCCGCCCTACAACCGCACCCCTGATCTGACCGGAGGACCCAGTCATGCCCCGACTCATCGACGATCTGATCGCCGGTATCGAGGTCGAGCTCGAAGCCGCGCAGAAGCGCGGCGCCAAGGCCGTCAAGGAAGTGGAACTCATCCTCACCAAGGCCGGCGAGGAGGGCCGTTCCGCCCTCACCGCCGAGGAGGACGAGCGCGTCACCGCGCTGTTCTCCGCCCGCGACCAGGCCAAGAACGACGTCGCCGGTATCGAGGTGAAGCTCGCCAACGCCCGCAAGGTGAAGCTCGACGAGCAGGAGCGCACCGAGGCCCAGGCCCGCACCACCCCGACCGAGACCCGCCGCCCGTCCTACGACCAGGTCGCCCGGATCGGCACCGAGGAGCGCACGTACCGGCCGGACACCGACCGGCGCGGCAAGCAGTTCCTGATGGACATCAGCCGACAGTTCCTGTTCCAGGACGTCGAGGCGTCCGCCCGCCTGGCCCAGCACATGCGCGAGGAGCGCGTCGAGCGCGCCCAGTACATGCAGCGCGCGGTAGGCACCGGCAACTTCGCCGGCCTGACGGTCCCGCAGTACCTGACCGACATGTTCGCCCCGGCGACCGCGGCCCTGCGGCCGTTCGCCGACATCTGCAACCGGCACGAGCTGCCGGAAGCGGGCATGTCCGTGAACATCTCGAAGATCACGACCGGATCCTCGGCCGCCCTCCAGGCCAACGAGAACGACGCGGTGTCCGAGACGAACATGGACGACACCCTGCTGACGATCCCGATCCAGACCGCGGCCGGTCAGCAGACCGTGTCCCGGCAGGCGATCGACCGCGGCGCGGGCATCGAGGACGTCACCATGCAGGACCTTTTCAACCGGGTCGCGACGGTCCTCGACTCGACGCTCCTCAACCAGGCGTCCACCGGCCTGACCAACGTGGCGACCTCGACCGCGTACACCGACGCCAGCCCGACCGGCGCCGAGCTGTACCCGAAGATCCTCGGCGCGGCCGCCGGCGTCGAGGCCGCCCTCCTCGCGATGGGCAGCCCCACGCACGCGGTGATGCACTCGCGCCGCTGGTACTGGCTGTCCAGCCAGATGGGCTCCACCTGGCCGCTGATCAACTGGGCTGGCGTCCCGACCCAGGCGGGCGGCACCGCCGACCCGACGAGCTCCTACGCCAGCGGCGTGCGCGGCGTCCTGCCGTCCGGCCTCAAGGTCGTCGTCGACAACAACATCGCGACGAACCTCGGCGCCGGCACCAACGAGGACGAGCTCTATGTCGTCCCCGCGTCCGAGTGCCACCTCTGGGAGGACCCGAGCGCGCCCATGTTCATCCGCGCCGAGCAGCCCAAGGCGGGCAACCTCGGCGTCCTGCTCGTCGCCTACTCCTACTTCGCGTACACGATGCAGCGCTACGCGAACGGCATGGGCAAGGTCGGCGGGACGGGCATGGTCACCCCGTCGTTCTGACCCGCCCTCGGCCGGGCCCCGCCACCGCGCGGGGCCCGGCCGCTGTGCAGACAGGAGCACACCGTGTCCCTTCGGCCGATCCTCGCCGACGTCGCCCTCGCCTCGGCCGCCCGCGGCGCGGGCACCGTCGCCTCCGGCCCGGTCGCCGCGGCCGGGCAGGCAACCGCCGTCCTGCTCGGCGTTCACTGCAGCGCCGTCACCGGTAGCCCGACCCTTGATGCCTCGCTGGAGGAGTCCTCGGACGGGTCGTCCTGGTCGGCGATCCCCGGGTCGTCGATCACCCAGCTCACCGCCGCCGGCAACCGCACCGCCACCGCGCTGGTCACCAAGAACTACGTCCGCGTGACCTCCGCGGTCGGCGGCACCACCCCGTCCGCCACCTACGCCGCGACCCTCTGGGTCCTGCCCAACTGACGAGGAGGTCGGGCCCGTGCCCGAGACCAACGACCGCATGGTCGCCGCCCTGCTGCGCGAGCGTGAGGGCTACGTCCGCCGGGGCCTGCCCGACCGCGTCGCCCAGGTCGACGAGCAGCTCGCCCACTACGGCTACGCGCCCCAGGCCGCCGACACCGTCCCGCCCGAGGGCCGCACCGCCGAGGCCGGGCAGGTCACCGCCGACGCCTCGGCCGAGCGAGCCGTCGTCGTCGCCGAGGCGGGGCCGGAGGTGTCCCCGGCGCCCGAGGGCGAGCCCGTCAAGCGCGGCCGCGGCCGCCCGAAGCTGCCGCGTGACGACGCGGGCAACGTCATCCGGGACTGATGCCCCGTGGCGAGCACCCTTTACGTCACCCTCGACGACCTCAAGCTCGCCCTCAAGATCGAGGACGACGACACCGCCCGGGACACTCTGCTCACCAAGGCCCTGAACGCGGCGTGCCGCTCGATCGACAAGACGTGCGGCCGCCGCTTCTACCTCGACGACGCTGCCACCGCCCGCACGTACAAGCTCGGCGGGCGGACCGTGCGCACCAGCGACGGCGACCTCCTCGTCACCGACGACATCGGGTCCGAGGCCGGCCTCGTCGCTGAGACTGGCACCACCCCGTCCGGCACCTGGACGGCCGTCACCGGCTGGGAGACCAGCCCCGACAACGCCCTCGCCCGCGGCGAGGCGGTTACCGGCCTCAACTTGCCCACCGGGTACTGGGGGTATCACGGCACGACCCGGATCCGGGTCACCGCCCGGTGGGGCTGGCCCGCGGTGCCGGACGACATCGCCCAGGCCGCCCTGACCCAGGCCATGCGCCTGTTCCGCCGCAAGGACTCGCCCGAGGGCGTCACCGGCTCCGCGGAGTGGGGCGTTGTGCGCCTGTCCCGCCGCGACCCGGACGTCTGGGTGCTGATCGAGCCGTACATCTTGCCCGGTTTCGGCTGAGAGGGGAGGTGGGCCGTGCAGCTCTCCGCCGTGCGCGCCGCCGTCGCCGAGGCCGCCAAGGTCGTCGTCCTGCCGCCCAAGGCCGGCAAGCTCACCTGCACCGGCCACGTCCCGGACTCGGTGGCCGAACCGCACCTGTTCGTGGGCGACATCACCATCGACTACGACATCACCATGGGCCGCGGCCGGGACGCGTTCGAGCTGACCGTGCGCGTCCTCGTCGGCCGACAGGACGACGAGCGCTCACAGGCCGTCCTGGACGCCATGCTGTCCGGCGCCGGCCCCGCCAGCCTCAAGGCCGCATTCGAGGCCGCCCGCGGGGCGCCCGGCGAGATGGCCCTCGGCGGCCTCGCCGACGACATCCGCCTCGAACGCGTCCAGGGCTACCGCTGGTACGAGCACCAGGGGACCCAGTACGTCGGCGCCGAACTCATCATCCGCGTCATCGGCCCCGGGGGTACCTGATGTCCTCTCTCATCCTCACGAACGTCCGCTACTTCGCCTCCGGCCTCGACTGCACCTCGACCAACAACAAAGCCGAGCTCAGCGCGGAGGTCGAGGAGAAGGACGGCACCACCTTCGCCTCCGGCGGGTGGAAGGAACCCAAGGGCGGCCTCGCCTCCTCGTCGATCCAGGCCGAGGGATTCTGGGAGGCCGGCGACCCGTCCAAGGTCGACGACGCCCTGTGGTCGCAGTTCGGCGGCGTCGGCCCGTGGACGATCTGCCCGGACACCGCCAACGTCGGCTCCGTCGCGTATTTCACGCAGATGCTGCGGTGCGACTACACGCTCCTCGGGCAGGTCGGCGACCTCGCCCCCTGGCAGTCCAAGGGCGCGAGCGCCGCGCCGCTCGTCCGCGGCCAGATCGCCCACCCGCCCGGCACCGCCCGCACCGCGACCGGCACCGGCACCGCGCTGCAACTCGGCGCCGTCCCGGCCGGCAAGCGCCTGTATGCCGCGCTGCACGTCCTGTCGGTGGCAGGCACCAGCACGCCGACCATCACCGCCCGGGTCGAGTCCGACGACAACGGATCCTTCTCGTCCCCCGTCACCCGCGGCACGTTCACCGCGGCGACCGCCATCGGCGGGCAGGCCCTGAACGCCGCCGGCGCCATCACGGATGACTGGTGGCGCATCGCCTGGACCATCACCGGCACGTCGCCCTCGTTCCTGTTCGCCGCCGCCCTCGGCATCCTCTGATCGGAGACCCACCATGCCCACCATGGTTCTCACCGCCGAGTACCTGTCTATCGGCGGCACCGACCTGTCCACCTACACCGCCAAGGCCGAGCTGTCCGTCGAGGTCGAGGAGAAGGACGTCACGACCTACAGCAGCGCCGGCTGGAAGGTCGTCACCGGCGGCCTCAAGTCCGGCGGCCTGTCGGTGGAGTTCCTCAACGACTTCGCCGCGGGGCAGATCGACAGCATCCTCTGGCCGCTGTTCGGCACCGTCGTGGCGTTCGAGGTCCGCCCGACACAGGCCGTCGTCGGCACCTCCAACCCCAAGTGGACCGGCAACGTGCTGATCAAGGAACTCTCCCCGATCAGTGGCTCGGTCGGTGACGAGGCCCGCAACAGCGCGTCCTGGCCGACGTCCGGCGCGGTCACCCGAGCCACCTCCTGACCGTGGCCGACGAACCGCCGGTCGAGGTCTCCGTCTCCACCGAGGGCCTCGACGCGCTGGTGCGCGCGCTGCGGGCCGAGGAGGACGGCAAGGCGCTGCGCAAGGAGCTTGCCAAGGGCATGCGCGACGCCCTCAAGCCGGCCGTCGACCAGGCCAAGTCCAACGTCATGGCGATGACCGCCCTGTCGACCGCCTCGCCCGCCCTGCGCACGGGCGTCGCCCGGAAGATCCGGGCCGAGGTCAAGTTGGGCGGCCGCTGGACCGGCGCCCGCGTCAAGGCCCGCAAGACACCGGGCCTGCGCAACTTCGCGAACGCCGCCAAGCGGCTGCAAGCCGCCGGCGGCTGGCGCACCCAGTCCTGGGGCCGCGGCCAGTGGCGGACCCAACACGGCAAGGTCGATTGGTTCGACCGGGCCATGGAGCCGTCCGCCGCCCGCGCACGGCAGGCCATTCACGAGGCTATGGAGAGCATGGCCGCCCGCATCCGCGACCGCGCCCGGTCGCACAACTAGCAGGGGGCAGCATGTACCTGACGTATCGCCCGGAGGGCTCGGAGGAGCCGACCCGGTGGAAGTACGACCCGAAGCGGCTCATGTCCCCGGAGATGGAGCGACTGGAGCGACTCACCGGGCTGACCTACGCCGAGTTCGTCCGGGACGTCCAGAAGGGGTCCAGCCTCTGCCGCCGGGCCCTGCTGTACGTCTTCAAGAAGCGGCAGCACCCGACCCTCAAGTTCGAGGACGTCTCGTACGCCTGGGGCGAGCTGGAGTTCGAGTTCAGCAAGTCCGAGCTGCAGGAGATGCGCACCGAGGCCGCGGAGAACACGGCGGCCGACCAGCGCGACGCGGTCCTCGCCAAGTTCGACGAGGAGATCGCCGCCGCCTACGACGACACCGAGTCCGAGGGAAAAGCCCCGCGGCCGAGCGAAGGCTGAGGCACCTCGGCAACGCCTCGCACCTCCTCGGCATCCGGCCCTGGGAGTGGGACCTGCTGACGGTCGAGGACGCCGACCATATCCACGGCTGGCTGGACGGCTACGAGAAACAGATCGCCGAGGCCAACGCCAAGGCCAAGCGCGGGAGGTGACCCCGGGTGTCCGACACCTCGCTCGTCTTCAACCTGGTCGCCCGGGACCGGGCCACCGCCGCGCTCGGCCAGATGAAAGAGAAGGTGGCCACCGCGGCCGCCGGCATCTCCGCGGCCGTCGGCGCCGCCCTCGGCAAGGGCGTGGCCGACAACCTCGACATGGGCGCGGCCCAGGCCAAGCTGACCGCCCAGCTCGGCCTGGGCCCGGCCGAGGCCGCCGCCATCGCCAAGACCTCCGCGAGCGTCTACCGGGACGCGTGGGGCGAGTCGACCGCGGACGTGAACGAGGCGATCCGCGGGATCTACCAGCAGATCGGCGACACCTCCACCGCGCAGGGCGGCCTGGAGGGCGTCACAAAGAAGGTCATGGCCCTGGGCGAGGCGTTCGACCAGGACGTCGGCGGCGTGTCTGTCGCGGTCGGCCAGATGATCAAAACGGGAATGGCGAAGAACGCCGACGAGGCCCTCGACATTCTCACCAAGGGATTCCAGAACGGCGCAAACAAGGCCGACGACCTGCTCGACACCATGAACGAATACGGCACCCAATTCCGCAAAATGGGTGTAGACGGGCAAATGGCGACCGGCCTCCTATCGCAGGGCCTGAAAGCCGGTGCACGGGATGCCGACCTCGTCGCCGACGCCATCAAGGAATTCTCCATCCGGGCGATCGACGGCAGCGATTCCACCAAGGCCGGATTCGAGGCGATCGGCCTCAACGCCAAGAAGATGGCGAGCGAGATCGGCAAGGGCGGGCCAGCCGCGGCCGCCGCCCTCGACCTCACCCTCGACAGGCTGCGGGCAATGAAAAACCCGGTCGACCAGGCCGCCGCCGCAACCGCCCTGTTCGGCACCCAGTCGGAAGACCTAGGCAAGGCGCTTTTCGCCCTCGACCCGTCCTCGGCGGTTTCCGCCCTGGGGCAGGTCGGCGGCGCCGCCGACAAGATGGCCACGACCCTGCACGACACCCCGGCCGCCGCCCTGGAGAAATTCAAGCGCGACGCCCAGCTCAAGCTGGCCGAGGTCGGCGGCACCATCGTGCAGTTCGGCATGGCCCACCAGTCGGCCGTTCAGCCGATGATCATCGGACTGGGTGTGCTCGCCGGAACGATCCTGCTGGTGCAGGGCGCCACGATGGCCTGGTCTGCCGCCCAGACTGTGTGGAAGGGCGTGCAGATGGCATCGACCGCGGCCCAGTGGCTGTGGAACGCGGCCATGTCGGCGAACCCGATCGGCCTGATCATCATCGGCATCGCGGCCCTGGTCGCCGGCTTCGTCCTGCTGTACCAGAAGTCGGACACCTTCCGGGCGATCTGCACGACGGCCTTTCAGGCGGTGTGGACAGCGATCAAATTCGTGTGGGACTGGATCTCCAACAACTGGAAACTCCTCCTCACAATCCTGACCGGGCCGATCGGCATAGCCGTTCGCGTGATCATGTCACACTGGGACAGCGTGAAGTCCGGAGCGAATTCAGTCCTGCATTTCCTATCGGGAATGGCGAGCGGAATCGGCCGGGTCCTTTCCGGCGTCGGATCGGCCCTGCTCGCGCCATTCAAGTGGGGATTTAATATGATCGCCTGGGCGTGGAACAATACGGCCGGGCGAATTGGTTTCACCGTCCCGGATTGGGTGCCCGGAGTGGGCGGCCGCGGATTTCATATTCCGCAAGTCCCCATGCTCGCCAAGGGCGGTCACATCACCGGCGCGGGCACCGTGCTGGTCGGCGAGGCCGGGCCCGAGCTCCTATCCCTGGGGGCGGGCGCGACCGTCACGCCGCTGTCCCGCGCGGGCGGCGGGGAGACCGTGGTGCGGGTCGAGGTGTCCGGCCCGCAAGAGATGCTCCGCCTGATCCGCTACATCGTCCGCACCAACGGTGGCGACGTCGCCACCGTGTTCCAGCAGGGCTAGCACGAGGGGGTGGCGCGGTGGCGTTCCCGACGGATCCGCTCGCGGTCAAGGTCGAGCTCCAGCTCGCCGGCACCTGGACCGACATCACGTCGGACGTGCTCCTGCGGGACCGGATCCAGATCGACCGGGGTCGGGCCGACGAGAGTGCCCGGCCCGACCCCGGCAAGTGCCGCCTCACCGTCAACAACGGCTCCGGGAAGTACAGCCCGCGCGTCGCGACGGGGCCCTACTACGGGCTGATCGGCCGTAACACCCCGATCCGGGTGTCGGTGCCGGGCACTGCGGGGCACCTCGACATCACCGGCGACGGCGGCCGTGCCACCACCCCGGACACCGCCGTCCTCGACATCACCGGCGACATTGACATCCGCGCCGAGGTCACCCTCGACGACTGGTTCAGCTCGGACATCGTCGTCCTCGCCGCCAAGTTCGACTCCACCACCAACAACCGGTCCTGGATCCTGACCACCTCGAACACCGGCCTGATTCTCCAGTGGTCACCCGACGGCATCACCGGCGCCAACGCGGGCAGCGACCCAATCCCGGTGATCCCGCCGTCCGGGCGCCTCGCGGTGCGGGCCGTCCTCGACGTCAACAACGGCCTCGGCGGCTGGACCGCCACGTTCTACACCGCCGCGAGCATCGCCGGGCCCTGGACCCAGCTCGGCAACCCGACCGTCACCACCTCCGGCGCGACGTCGATCTTTGCGTCGGCCGCCGTCCTCGGCGTCGGCGACGCCGCCACCCTGACTAACAACCTGCCCCCCATGCCGGGGCAGGTCCATGCGTTCGAGCTGCGGAACGGCATCGCCGGCGCCGTCGTCGCCAATCCGGCGTTCACCGCCCAGGCCGACGGGGCAGCGTCGTTCACCGATGGCGCCGGCCGCACCTGGACCGTCGCCGGCGCGGCCTCGATCTCCACCCGGGCGGTCCGCTTCCGCGGCGAGGTGTCCGCGTGGCCGACCCGCTGGGACGTCTCCGGCCGGGACGTCTACGGGCCGCTGGAGGCCGCCGGGCCCAAGCGGCGGATGAGTCAGGGCAAGAGCCCGATCGGCTCGACCCTGCGCGTGCAGTTCTCCGGCGAGACGTCCAACCCGGTCCTCGCCTACTGGCCGTGCGAGGACGCCGAGGGGGCGACCTCGATCGGCGCGGCCATCAGCGGCGTGCAGTCGATGACCATCACCGGCGCGCCCCGCCTCGCCGCGTTCGATGCCTTCCCCTGCTCGGACCCGATTCCGGTCCTCGGCACCACCGGCGTCCTGACCGGGCAGGTGCCCGCGCACACCGCCCCCACCGCCACCATGGTCCGGTTCCTGATGGCCCTGCCCGCGGCCGGCGCGACCGCGGGCACCACCATGTGCCAGATCTCATGCAGCGGCACCGTGCACACGGTGGAGCTGTACTACGACGCGACCGCCGGCGGCGGCATCGCGGTGCGGGCCCGCAACACGGCGGGAAGCATCGTCGCCGACACCGGCCTCGGCACCAGCCCGGCCGGCCTGAACGGCGCCCTCGCGTTCGTGTCGATCGAGATGGTGCAGAACGGCGGCAACGTCGACATCCGCGCGTACGTGATCCGGGTCGGCGACACCCTGCTCGCCGGCACCGCCCTGATCTCCCCCGCCGGAACGTACGGCACCGTCGGGACGGTCGGCCTGGGCGGAGCGTCCGCCGACACCGCCATCGGGCACGTCGCCGTCCAGACCGCCACCGCCGCACCGACCGACACGTTCGAGTTCATCGCCCCCCTCGACGCCTACAACGGCGAGACCACCGGGGCCCGCCTCCTGCGCCTGGCCGACACGGCGGGCGTGCCAATCAGCGTCACCGGCGAGGTCGCGGCGTGGGCCCTGCTCGGCCGACAGAAGTCGGCGACCGTGCTCGACCTCTTGGGCGAGGCCGCCGACGCCGACATGGGCATCCTCGGCGAGTCGCGCACCACCGGCGGCCTGCACTACCGCGACCGGGCCAGCCTCTACAACCAGACCGCGGCCCTCGCCCTCAACTACGCCTCCAACGGCGAGGTCGCCCCGCCGTTGGAGCCGACCCCCGACGACCAGAACATCCGCAACGACCGCGAGGTCAAGCGGGCCGACGGGTCCTCGACCCGGGCCGTCCTGGCCGAGGGAACCCTATCCGTGCAGGACCCGCCGAACGGCGTGGGCCGGTACAACGACACGGTCACCCTCAGCCTGTACGCCGACGGACAGCTCGCCGACATCGCCGGATGGCGCCTGCGGCTGGGCACCTGGGACGAGGACCGGTATCCACACCTGTCCGTCGACCTCGCGGCCGCCCCGCACCTCATCACCGCGGCCCTCGCCCTGGACTGCGGCGACCGGATCACCATCTCCAACCCGCCCGCGTGGCTGCCCCCGGACCTGATCAGCCAGATCGCCCAGGGCTACACCGAACGCCTCGGGTCGTACGACTGGGACCTCACGTTCAACACGACCCCGGCCGGACCATGGCAGGTCGCCGTCCTGGACGATGCGACGCTCGGCCGCCTCGACACCGACGGCTCCACCCTGGTCGCCGCGGTCACCAGCAGCGCGACCACGCTCACGGTGCAGACCACCGGCGCGGACTCGCCCCGCTGGACGACGGATCCGACCGACGTGCCGTTCGACCTGCGGATCGCCGGCGAGACCGTCACCGCCACCGCGGTCAACCACGCGATCCGGGACGCGTTCGGCCGGACCGTCAGCAACGGCTGGGGAACCGCGGACTCCGGGCAGACCTGGGCCACCAGCGGCGGCGCGGCGGCCGACTACTCGGTCGCCTCCGGCGTCGGCCGTCACTCACACACCAGCGTCGCCGTCGCCCGGCACACCGTGGCCGCCTCGCCGTCCGCCAACGTCGACCTGTATGCGACCGTCGCCACCGCCGCACTCGCGACCGGCGCCTCGCACAACGCCTCGCTCCTCGCCCGGTACTCCAGCGCCTCGGACCTGTATCAGTGCCGGTTGGAGTTCACCACCACGCAGGCGTGCAACCTGACGCTCCGCAAGACGGTTGCGGGCGCCGACTCCCAGCTCGCCACCCTGACCGTGCCCGGCCTCACCCATGCCGCGGGAACCCGGTTCGCCCTGCGCTTCCAGGTGTTCGGCTCCACCCTGCGGGCCAAGGCATGGCTCGCGTCCGGCACCGAACCGAAGGACTGGCAGATCACCGCGACCGACACCGCACAGACCGCGGCCGGGTCGATCGGCTGCCGCTCGGTCCTGTCCACCGGCAACACCAACGCCCTGCCGCTGGTGATCGACTTCGACGACGTCCGCCTCCTCAACCCGCAGGCGGTCACCGTCACGCGGGCAGTGAACGGCGTCTCCAAGGCCCAGGCCGCGGGCGCCGACGTCCGCCTCGCAACCCCGATGATCCTCGCCCTGTAGGAGGCGCCGCCGTGGTGTTCGCCACCCCCGCACTGCCCACCCGGGCGGCCGGTTCCAAGGTGTCCGCCGGCACGTATGCGGCGGACATCACCACCCCGATCAACAACCTCGCGGCGGTACCCGTCTTCAAGGGCTACCAAAGCGCCGCCCAGTCGATCGCCAACAACAGCATCACCGCCCTGGGCATGGACACCGAGGCCGTCGACAGCGAGAGCGCGCACTCCACCAGCGTCAACACCAGCCGCTACGTCGCGCCGGTCGCCGGTTGGTATCTCGTGATCGCCTACGTCGCGTTCGCAGCGAACGGCACCGGAAACAGGCTGGTAGAGATCCGCGTCAATGGTGCCGGCGCCGCCACCAACCTGGCCCAGACCGTCAACCAGACGCCCGGCGCGGCCAACGGCTCGGCCCTGTCCGCGGCCTCGCTGATCCTCCTCCAGGCCGGCGACTACGTCGAGGCGTACGGCTACCAGACCAGCGGCGGCGCCCTCAACACCTCGCCCGCCCAGACCGGAATGCAGGTGGCTTGGATCCGTGGCTGACCTCCTCTCTCTCACGCCCACCCCGCCGGCCTGCTCGGCCTGCGGCCTGCCCGCCCTCGTCCAGTGGCGCCGCCGCCGCGCAGACGACCCGGGCGGCACCGACGCGGTGTATGCCTGCGGCCAGCACCCGATCACGCTGGAGGCGGCCGCCCTCGTCCACCAGCCAGACTGCCCCGCGCCGGACCCGAACCGGCTGCCCGCGTGCGGCTGCACCCCGGAACCGTCGCCCGGCGACCAGCCGACCCCCGGCGCGGGCGACGTACCGACCACCACCCTGCCAACCGGCTGGGTCGTGCCCGCCGACGTCTGACCACCACTCACCCAGCCCCCGCGGCCGCCGGCCCGGGGGCCCTGTCATGCCCGGAGGAATCATGTCCGAGCTCTGGCTCCCCGGAGCCGAGAGACACCCGCTGGACGAGGCGCCGATGGCGGGCGACGGCGGCGCCCGCACCATCTGGCACATCACGTGGGACCGCAACGCCACCGCCGCCGCACCGGCCGACCTCGTCCCGTTCGACAACCTGCGCGACTACTTCTCCGGCGGCGGCCGCGGATCGGCCCCGCACCTGCTCTGGGATCCGTTCACCGGCCGCACCGCCCAGTTCTTCCCGGCGACCTCGCGGAGCAAGTCCGTGATCAACGCGCCCGGCGGCGTCGAGACCAACCGCAAGGGCAACGTCTGCGTCCAGATCGAGTCGCTGTTCTTCCCGTACTGCCGGGTCGGCGGGAAGGTCTACGCGACGCTCGCCGACACCCCGTGTCTCGGGCTCGACCGGATCGTTCCGTGGCTGCGCTCCTGGGGAGTCCCGGACGTCTGGCCGATGGGCGCCCCGACCTGGTCCGCCCGGCGCGACGCCGCGGTGTGGAACAGCCGCAGTGGGCACTACGGGCACAGCCAGGTGCCGGAGAACGACCACACCGACCCCGGCCCGATGCCCGACCTCTTCCGCGTCGTGCCCGCACCGCAGTCTCCCACGCCACCGCAGCCCAGCCCGGCACTGCCCCCGGCCCGCGTCGCCTTCACCCGGACCCTCGTCAACTACACCGAGGGCCCCGACGCGCGCGAGTGGCAGCGCTACATGCACGAGGTCCGCGGCTGGACCGGCCTCGTGATCGACGGCGAATACGGCCCCGCGTCCGCCCGCACCTGCGCCGCATTCCAGCGCGACTGCACCGCCCACGGCTGGCCGCTCGTCGACGACGGCAAGGCCGGGCCGCTCACCATCAACGCCATGCTCCACCGGCCCATCTCTCACTGATCGGAGATCAGCCCCATGCCTCACCTGAGCAAGTACGCGGTCGACCTCGCCGAACGCGTCGGCGCGACCGCCGGCGAGGCCGGCCTCGGCGTCCTGATCGCCGACCTCGGAGACCTTCCCTACTGGTGGGTCGCGGTCCTGATACCAGCCCTCGCCATGGGCAAGGGCGCCCTCGCCTCGTTCCTCGGCCGCAAGGACACCGCCGCCCTGCTCACCGCGAGGGCCGACCCGGCGAGCCGCCAGTGAGTACGCCGACGGTCCCAGACCCGGGAACCGCAATCGAGCTGCAGCGCCTGCGAGGGGACATCAGCACGGGATTCGCCGAGATCAAGGGCAGCCTCGCACTGCTGGTGCAACGGTCCGACCAGACCGACCGGGCCCTCGGCGAGCACCGGACCGAGCTCACCGACCTGGACAAGCGGGTATCCGAGCTGGAACGGGCCCGCGCGGCCGATGGCGAGCTCGGCCAGGAGGAGCGCCTGCGCAAGCTGGAGGCAAGCCGGTGGCCCTGGCAGACGATCGCCGGCCTGACCGCCGCCGTGACCTGTGTCCTCGCCATCCTCGGCGCCCTGCTCAGCCTCTACCGGTGACACACCAACGCCCCCCGCCCGGCCGTGCCGGGTGGGGGGCGTTTCGTCGTGTCAGGAGCGATGCACGGCGGTGATCGAGCACACCGCCACCGAGGCCGGGGCGGGGCCCTCGACGTCCGCGGTGCGGGCGGCGCCGGCCGGGACGTCGCCGACGACCTCGACCTCGCCGGCGGCCGCGAGGCGGTCGGTGCGGAACAGCACGGTGACGCTGTACCGGGCGGCGGCCGGGCCCGGGTTGGTGACGGCGAGGGTGGCGCGCGGGCCGGGACCGCACCGGGTGATCCGGGCGTCACCGACCTGCCACGGGTTGACCAGGGTGGTGGCCTCGGCGATGCCGGTAACGGTCGGCTGGTGGAAGACCCGGCAGCCGGCCGCGAGCGCGGCGAGGGCGAGCAGGGCGGCGGTTCGTCCGGTCACATCTCTCTCCTCCCTCGGGTCGACGGTAGGCCCTGACGGGCCGTCGGTGGGCCTACTCGGACGGGTTGCTGCGGGTCATCCACCGCACGTGCCAGCGGCCGCGCTCGTTGTCGGCGGCCTTGACGGTGTCTCGGACGATGCCGAGGCCCTCGCCGCCGAGCTTGCTCGCCGCGTTCGCGCCGGCGGTGACGGCGTTGAGTCCGGCGGTGGCGGTGCCGCAGGCGGCGGCGATGGCGCCGCAGGCGGCGGCGAACGCCCCGCCGCCGGCCGCGGGGCGGCCCTTGGCGGCCGCGTACGCCTGCACGGCCGGAGTGTGCTGGGCGGGCGCCGCGGGGGCGCCCTTGTCGCCCTTGACGGGGGCCTTGCCGGTGCCGGCGACCTTGCCAGTCAGTTCACCGGCGGGCATCCGCAGGCGGAACGGCCCGGCGGGGGCGGCTTTGAGCGAGGAGACGACGGCCCCGGGGAGGTCCGTCTCCCACAGGTGGGCCCGCTTGGCGCCGCACACGGCCTGGGTGTTGCCGCCCTTCTTGCGGGGGGACAGCAGGGCCTTGATCTGGGTAGTGCCGCACCGCGGGCAGGCGAGCTGGGCCTTGCCGAGGGCGAGCGGTCCGTCGAGGGTGACGGCCGAGGAGAGCATGACAGTTCCCTTTCTGGTGGTGGTCGGTCAGCCTCGGCGGATGTCGTTCATGATCCAGCGGATGACCAGGGCGGTGACGGCGAGGGCGAGGGCGGCCGTGCCGGCGGCGACGAGGGCGGCGGTGATGGTGAGCAAGAGGGGGATCAGGACGGCGGCGGCGCCGGCACCGGCGGCGAGGTACTGGCCGACCGGGGCGGCCGGACGGGCCGGGACGGGCAGGGGGGCGGCCTGCTGCGGTGCGGGCACCGGGGCGGCCTGCTGGGTGGCCATGGCCAGGTAGTGATGCATCACCTGGGGGTGGCGGAGCGCGGCCTCGGCCTGGGGGGTGCCGCGCTCGCTGGCGAGCTGGAGGTCGGCGAGGAACAGGGCGACCTGGTCGTAGGTGGGGGCGGTCGTCTCGGCGGGGCGGTCCATGATCGTTCCTCCGGTTTTGGGGCCCGGACGGGGTCCGGACGGGTGGCGTTTGTGCAGGTCGCGGGTCCGGACGGGGTCCGGATTCGGGGCCGGGGCCCGGACGGGCATCCGGGCTGGGAGGGGGCGGGTCCGGAGGGCGTCCGGACCCGCGACCTGCGGTTTTGCTGGGCGTCCGGACCGACGTCCGGGCGGCATATCAGGACAAACCGGCGGCGGCGCGGACGTGGTCGAGGCGGTAGCCGGTGACGGTGCGGCGGCCGCCGCGGGCCTCGTCGGCCTCGGTCCACTGGGTGGCCTTGAGGCTGCGAGGGGTGTTGTCGAGGGCCTCGCCGACCTTCTTGGCGAGCAGGGCGCCGCCGGCCCGGTTGTAGTCGGCCGGGTCGCCGAGGGCGGCGGGCGACCACACGTCGGGGCGGATCTGGGCGAGGGCGGCAAGGACGTCGGCGGTGGCGAGCCGATCGGCCTTGGGCCGGGCGGCAAACGCGGCGAGGAGGTCGGCGAGGATCCCGGTCGGGACGGCGCCCGGGGTGCCGTTGCCGCGCGGGCCGCCGGTGGCCGAGGAGTCGCCGAACAGGGCGGCGAGGTGGGCCTCGATCGGGTCGTCGAACTGTCCGGGCAAGCGCTTGGCGGCCCGGCGGATCCCCACCGCAGTGGAGATCAGCGGGGCGGCGCCGTCGTACTTCTCGTCCTCAATGAAGAACGACCGGATCATCGTCTGCTCGGCGCCGTCCGCGTCGACGATCGACAGGCCGGGGATCGAGATCGGGATGTCGTGGGCGACCATGCCGGACCCGGTGGCACCGTCGTTGAGGATCGCATTCGTCTGGGCGGCGGACGCGGTTTTCGTGGCGACCCGCAGGCCGCTGTTCTTCTTGTACTTGCTCGGCACGGTGTGGACGTCCGGGTCCTGGGTGACGACGACGAGAACGATGTTGAGGGCGGCCGCGTAGCCGGACAGGGTGACGACCCGCTTGGCGACCCGCTCGTCGTCGCTGTAGAGCTGGAACTCATCCATGACGATGACCTCCAGCGGGAACCGGTCGAGGTGGTCCTCGCCCAGCTTCGGGATGGAGTGCTCGCCGATGTACTCGTTACGGCGGTCGGCCTCGGCGATGACCGCGTCGAGGAGGGCGACGAGGCGGTCGACGCGGCCGCCGAAGAACGTGGCGCAGGCCGGCGCGTAGCTCGCGTGCTCGCCCCATTTGCGGGCGGCGGCGATGCGGATGTTGATCCTCGGGTCGAGGGCGAGGCCGCACAGGATGTTGCGCAGGAGCATGCCCTTGCCGGTGCGGGTCATCCCGCCGATCAGTGCCATGACGTGCCGGAACTTGAGGTACACCGGCTCGCCGACCTCGTCGTAGCCGACCGGGACGCCGACGTTCCACGCGTCGATACGCTCGCCCTTGCCGCCCTTGCCGAACAGCGGGGAGGGGCGCCCCTCCTTGAACGGGTGGGCCTTGAACGTGCGGACGACGACCTGCCCCTCGTGCTCGCCGCGGCGGATGCTGACCTGCTCGACGGGCAGGCGGAGCTGTCCGGCGAGGGCCTTGACCTTGGCGATTACCTGCGCCGCGTCGAGGTTGCCGATCAGGTCGTAGGTGTGCTGGAGGCCGCCGCCGAGCGGCTGCACCGGGCCGACCGGCACGGCCCGGATGTCGCCCTTGAGCAGGCCGACGGTGGTCATGGCGGCGATGATCCGCTCGTCGGTGACCGGGCCGTCCGGCCGCTCGACGACGGGTGCCTGGTCGACGAGGGCGGGCACCGCCTCGCCGCGGCGGTGCAGCTCGCGCCGGCCGAGGGCGTGCAGCACCGCGGCGGTCAGCACGCCGCCGCCGAGGAGGGCGCCGTGCGCGCCGAGGGCCTCGACGAGGAACGGCCAGCCCCAGCCGTACATGCCGAACGCGGCGCCGCCGGCGAGGACCGCGCCGGCCTTGCGGCGGACCTTGACCTCCTTGACGCGCTGGGCTCGCAGGGCGAGGGCGTGCTCCTCGCCGAGGTTCTGCCGCTCGACGGTGTCGATCATCCGGCCGATCTCGCCGACGGTGAAGAAGTTCCATGCGGTGCGGACCGACCACCAGGTGCCGATGCCGGTGACGCGCAGGAACCGGGCGAGGTAGAGGGGGGAGCGCAGGCCGTGGAAACCGGCCCGGTTGAGGGCGAGGGCCCCGGCGGCGGCGGCGGTCGCCTTGACGGCCTCCTTGCCGCGCAGGGCGGCGGGCACGACCGGCTGGGGGCGGGCGGTCAGCCATGCGGGCCGGTCGTCGTCCTCGTCGAGGTCGAGGTCGACCTCGTACACCGATTCGACCTCGTCCTCGACGGCGGCCGGGATGGGCTCGCGCAGGGTGCCGACGGTGGCGCCGCGGTACCCGGTCTCGGTGGTGGCGGCGGCGTCCTTCATCAGGCGGGGGGTGCGGGTGGCGAGGAGCTCGCGCAGGTCGATGACGTCCGCGTCGCGCTCGGTGTCGGGGGAGAGGGTGTGCTCGGACATGGCGGGTGCTCCTCGGTCTGTCGGGCCGATCAGGCGGCGGAGTGCCGGGCGGCGACGCGGGCGAGCTGGTGGTAGGGGGCGGTGTCGCCGGCGCGGCGGATCGGCGGCCGGCCGCCGTTGTTGCGGCGCCCGTCGGCGGCCTTCTTGGCGTCCTTGGCGGGCCGCTTCTCGGCGGGGGGCATTTGGGATTCGACCTGCGGCTTTGCGCCCTCTGCGGGGGTGCCGTCGGGCGCCTGCGCGGCCTTCTTGGCGGCGGCCTTGGCGGCGACCCGGGCGGCGATCATCTCGGCCGTGTCGCCGACCGCGGTGCCGTGCATGTCGTCCCACGCGCGACGCCAGATCTGCGGGGTGACGGTCGTCTCGGACAGGGCGGCGGCGATCCGGCGGGCGTGCTTGTAGACCTCGGGCCACTCGGACTCGTAGCCGGCGAGCACCGCCTTGTGCCGGGCCTCGTCGGCCTGCCGCTTGGCCTCGGCCTTGGCGGTCGCCTCCGCCGCGGCCTTGTGCGCGGTCTTGGCCTCGGCCCGGCGCTTGCGCCACCCCTGCCGGCCGTCGCGGGTGCGGATCCGGCCGTGCTCGTGCAGGTCCCACACGCCGGGGCCGGCGATCGAGGCGAACGCGGTACCGACCGCGGTCGCGACGCCGAACGCCTCCAGGCCGTGTGAGAGGTTGATGCCGGCGGCGACGAGGGCGAGCACCCAGGCGATCAGCCGGTAGTGCCAGTGCGGCCGGTGCTCCTCGACCGCGGCGGCGGCACCGAACTGGACGACCCAGGCGCCGGACTCCAGGCCGGCCGGGGCGGCGACCATCCACCAGGCGTGCGGGTCCCAGAACGCGGCGACCTGCACGGGCAGCGCGATGACCGCGCAGACGATCGCGAACGTGATCGCCGCGATGCGCCAACGCTTGGCGGCGGCCTCGCGCCGGGCCTTGGTCTCGGCCTCGGCGGCGAGCTCCTCCTCGCGGGCCTTGCGCTCCTTGGCGGCCTTGGCGAGACGGGCCTCGGCCTTGGCGTTCCCGTCGGCGATGTCGGCGGCGGCCGCGGCCTGGGCACGCTGCACGTCGATGGCGTCCAGGGCGGCGCGGGTGGCGGTGGCCTGCCGCAGGGCGTCGGCCTCGGCCTCGGTGTGCTGTGCGCGGGCGGACGCCTCGACGTACGTCTCGTATGGGCGTTCGAGCATGGCGGTCATCGGGGGGACTCCTCGGTGCCGGTGGTCGGGTCGGGCTGGGGGAGGGACTGGGCGGCCTGGGCCGCCGTCTCGCGCAGGGCCTCGGCGACCGCGTGGGCGACCTGTCGGGCCTGCTCGGCGCGCTCGCGGGCGTGCGCGAGGGCCTCCAGGGGGGTCACGGTGTGCCCCGGGGCCGGACGACCCGGTAGGTGGGGCGGTTCGGGTCGATGGCGGCCGCGAGGGACACGGCGAGCAGGCCGGCGCCGGCGAGCAGGGCGAGGGCGGCGCGGGTACTCGCCGGGATCTGCACGCCCAGCAGGGCGAGCGAGGCCAGGACGAGGGCGAACCGGACGGCGTGGTCCGGCAGGCGAACGAGGAACTCGGCGGCGGTCCGGGCGATCAGCGGGTTCATGGCGGGTCGTCTCCTGTCGGGTCGCGTGCGTCGGGTGTCTGAGTGCTTACGGCTGCCGCACAGTCCCCGCGGGTGCGGGTGCTGCACGGCGCCGTATGGCGATCAGTCGGCGATGCGGCGGGCGGCGGCCTGGACGTCGGCGGGGGTGATGCCGGCGTCCAGGGCGGCGAAGAGGTCGCGCCGCACGTCGTCGCGGACGGACTGCACCTCCGGGGAGCCGTGGCCGCAGATGTCGCCGAGGGCGAACAGGAACTCCATGGCCTCCAGGCCCTTGCGTGCGGCGGCGATGCGGTCCGGGTTGCTGCTCGTCATGGCGGGTTCCTCTCGGTTGGTGGTGCGGCGGGTGGTCAGTCGGTGTGCGCGGCGGCGCGGCTGGCCCGGTCGAGGCCCCAGGCGAGGAGGTCGAGGGCGCCGACGATCGACAGGGCGACGAGGGTGAGGTCGGCGCGGCCGCCGGGGACGGCGCCGTAGAGCAGGCTGTGCACGCCGACCATCGAGGCCATGATCATGAACTTGAGGGGGTACCAGAACGCGCCGACGAGGCTGGCGATCAGGAACCGGACGAGGCGGTGCAGCACGGGAGTACCTCCGGTGGTGTCGGTGGCGCGGGGGAGTGGTCAGCCCTGCTCGGCAGCACGGCGACGGCGGGACAGCTTGCTGTTTCGCTCGGCGGTGGTGAGGCCGCCCCAGACGCCGTACGGCTCGCGCCGGGCGAGGGCGCCGGCGAGGCAGGCGTCGCGTATCGGGCAGCGGGCACAGACCTTCTTGGCCCGCTCTTCGCGGGCGGCGGCGGCGTCGGAGCGCTCGCCCTCGTAGCCGAAGTGCAGGCCGACGAGGCCGACGCAGGCGGGGCGGGGCTGGGTGGTGGCCGGAGGCACGACCATCTGGGGGAATCTCGCGGTACGGTTCTGCATGTGGGTCGCACCTTCCAACGGGCTTGCGACTTGCGTTGAGGGCCCGGTGACCGCCGGGCCCTCGTTCCGTTTAGCCGTCCAACGGCATGCCAAATAAGCCCTGTTCAGCACCTCGGGCGGCGCCTCCGGGACTATTTAGCCGCTGACGGCTAACCGGTGTACCGATATTGCAGCCGCCCGGCCTCGTGTGTCAAGCTTTAGCCGCCAACGGTTAACGGCTCGATGTGAGAGAGGAGGCGGCACATGGCAGGCAAGGCGGAAGACGCGGCCGCACAGATCCGCGCACAGATCCAGAGCGGCGAGCTCGCGCCGGGGACCAAGCTCCCGACGACGAGCGAGCTCGCCGCCACGCACGGATTCGACGTCAACACCGCCCGCCGAGTGATGGCCACGCTTCGGGCCGAGGGGCTCGTCGAGTACCGCCCCGGCCGAGGCGGTAAGGGCGGCGGCGGCGGAACCTACGTCCGCGAGCGCCCGACCACGCGCATGGTTCGCTCGCGGGCAGTGGAGCGAGACCCCATGGGCTACTACTCCGGCAAGGCTGTGCAGCACTGGCGCCTGGTCGAGGGCACCCGGACCGAGGTCGATACCGCACCGGTGCCGGCCGACGTCGCCGAGCTCCTCGGCGTCCCGGCCGGGACGCCGACGATCGTCCGCCGTCGCCTCAACGGCGACCCGGCCGTCGCCGAGCACCGACAGCTCACCGACTCCTGGATTCACCCCGATGCCGTTGAGGCACTCCCGGTCCTGGCCGGGGATACCGGCCTCGGCGGGATGTACGACCGCGTCGAGGAGTGGGCCGAACGGCCGATCTCCTGGAGCGAGACCATCACCGCCGCGATGCCCAGCCCCGCCGAGGCGGCGGCACTCCTACTGCCGGCCGGCGTGCCGGTGCTGCGGGTGCTGCGGACGTCAACCATCAGGACACCGGACGGGCAGACGCTGGTGTTCGAGGTCAACGACATCCGGATGTCCGCCGAGCTGTTCGCTGTGTCGTACCCGCTGAGCCGCGCCAAGTCGGCGCGGTGGCCGGTCACCCGGGCTTCACGGGACTTTTACTCCGGGTAACCCCAGGTGAAGTTGCCAAAAGGGAAAGGTCCCGCAAAGGCGTTAGGCGAGACTTACCGGCGGGCACCATTCCCCTTCGGCGTGTCGCATGACTGTGGTACACCATTTGACCTGCGGAAACGCACTCCTGACGGATTACGGTCGGTGGGTGTACGCTGCTGTCCGTAGCGCGCGCCGGTGCCGTTTGTCAGCAACCGGCGTCTCGCAATCTGATCATGCGCGAAGCGGGCGGCTTGAATGCCCCCGGACAACCCAAAGCCCCCCACGCTGTTTTCGCCGACAAAGAGGGGGGCTCGGGTTCTAACCACATAGGCCCAGGCTCTGAGCGCTATACGGGTACTGCTGGAGCGGTTGCACCCGCCCCACGCAGTCCATGCAGACAGACTGCGCAACCGCTACGGTACAGCCCGCCTCGTTTATCGACAACGCGGCCCGGCCGTTAGGCGCAGACTCGACCCTCTGGCGTACCCGTATGGCTCCTGACCAGCACAGGAGCACCACGTGTCGATCAAAACCCGACGCAATCACGCCACCACAGAGAGCGCACCGACGCTCACCCGGCGCCCCCCCGCGCGCACCACCCGCGTCGACGTGCCGTTCCGCCTCGTCGACCACCGCGGCCTCACCCTCGCCGACATCGGGGCCGGCGTCGCCGTCCTCGCGTGGGTCGCCCGCCGCGGCATCCCGACCGCCGAGGAGCTCGCCGAGCGGTACGGCATCACCCCGGGCCAGGCCAGCCGCCACCTCGACCACCTGGTCGCCGCCGGCCTGCTCGGCGGTGCCGCGTGAACGACTTCCAGGACGCATTCCTCAACGCCGCGTACCGCCGCGGATTCGAACCGCCCGAGGAAGTGGTCATCACCGCGGCCATCGGGATGGACCCGACCCTGCAGCCGGAGGACTACGGGGTCCTGATCCGCCTCCTTCTGCGCGACCCCACCCAGCCCGGCACCATGGCGGACCTTGTCAAGGAGATGCAAGCGTCCGGCTTCAAGATGGGCGAGACCCGGTTCGCCGGGATCTTCCGCCGCCTCAAGCAGGCCGGCCACGTCTCCCACCGGTCCGAGTTTGACCCCGAGACCAAGCGCCCCCGGTGGGTGGTCGAGTTCTTCCGGAACCCGGCGAACAACCGTCGGTACGTCGAGCAGGGTGCTCGGGCAGCGTCGCAGGTCAGGACCGAAACCGTGGATTCCACGGATTCACAGCCCGCACAGTCGTTCGAAACCGTGGATTCCACGGTTTCCGCAGGTCAGAGCCGAAACCGTGGATTCCACGGATCCGCTCCGAATCCGTGGAATCCACGGTTTCCCTCCGAGCCCGTTCCCGCAGGTCAGAGCCGAAACCGGGAAAACCACGGTTTCCCGGTCCACCCCCCACACCCCCCGGAGGGGGAGGTAACTACCTCCTCCACGGCCACCCAGGGCCCCGCTGCGCGGGGGGAGGGGGAGGTGCAGAGCTTCGCCCGGGAAGAGATCGCCGCCGCGAGTCGGCTGCTCCAGATGCTCCCCAACGGCTGGGCCGCGCGACGGGACCAGGCGCAGAAGCTCGCACCGAAGCTCCTGGAGACCATCGCCGATCAGGGCTGGCCCCGGATCCAGGCGTTCACCGAGGAGGACCGGGCCCGCCTCGTTGCCGACCTCACCGAGGACGACGACAAGGTCAAGAGCAAGCGGGCCGTCCTGCCGACCCGCGTCGAGGGCGTCCGCCTGTACGAGATCGTCTGCGCGGCCGCCAAGCCCGCGCCCCGCCGCGCCGCGCCCGACCGGTTCACCGCCGACGACGTCGAGCGCGTCCCGGCCCGCTCGGCCGAGTTCATGGCCGGCATCGTCGCGCAGATCCGCAAGCCGCAGATCTGACGCAGAACGGCGCCCGGGGACCTAGCCAGATCCGGGCGCCGCTACGACCTCAAGGGAGATCACCCATGACTGTAACCGACCAGTACGACAGCGACCAGGGCGAGATGGTGTGGGACGGCATGAATGGCGACGACCGCCGCGCCGACGTCCCCGGCCCGCGCCCCACCGGCCTGACCGCCGGGTTCGACCGCACGCCCCCGCAGGACATCGACGCCGAACAGTCCGTCCTCGGCGGCATGCTCCTCGCCAAGTCCGCCATTGACGCGGTCGCCGACATGCTCCACACCGACGACTACTACCGGCCCGCGCACGGCCTCATCCACGACGCGATCCTCGAACTCAGGTCCCGCAACGAACCTGCCGACCCGATCACCGTCGCCGGCGAGCTCACCAAGCGCGGCGAGCTGCAGCGGGCCGGCGGCGCCGGCTACCTGCACACCCTCGTCAACTGCGTGCCCACCGCGGCCAACGCGGAGTATTACGCCGAGATCGTCGTCGAGCGGGCCATCCTGCGGCGCCTCATCGAGGCCGGCACTCGCATCGTCGGCATGGCCTACGCCGCCGAGGGCGACATCGACCAGATCCTCGCGGCCGCCGTCTCCGAGATCACTGCCGCCGCCGAGACCCGGGACCGCGAGGACGACGGGTTCGTCGCCGTCGCCGACCGGATGGAGGCGACCATCGACCTCGTCAACGAGGCCGGCAACCGCCAGGGCATCTCCGGCATCCCGACCGGGTTCGCCGACCTCGACCAACTCACCAACGGACTACACCCCGGTCAGATGATCGTCGTCGGCGCGCGGCCCGGCCTCGGCAAGTCCACCCTCGCGATGGACTTCGCCCGCGCCGCGGCCATCGCCAACGGCCGGACCACCGCGTTCCTCTCCCTTGAGATGGACATGGTCTCCGAGCTCAACATGCGCATCCTGTCCGCCGAGGCCCGCGTCGCCCTCCACCACCTGCGGTCCGGCAACATGACCGACGACGACTGGACCCGCGTCGCCCGCCGCATGCCCGACGTCACCGCGGCCCCGCTCTACGTCAACGACACCGCCCGGACCTTCCCCGAGATCCAGGCCAAGATCCGCCGCTTCAAGAACCGGTTCCCCGAGCTTGGCCTCGTCGTCATCGACTACCTGCAGCTCATCGAGACCGGCGGCAGCCGCAGGCCCGAGACCCGGCAGCAGGAGGTCTCCGACATCTCCCGCAAGCTCAAGCTCCTTGCCAAGGAGCTGCAGGTGCCGATCGTCGTCCTCGCCCAGCTCAACCGGGCGTCCGAGTACCGGGCGGACAAGCGTCCCGGGATCGCCGAGCTGCGCGAGTCCGGGGCGATCGAGCAGGACGCCGACATCATCATCCTGATCCACCGCGAGGACGAGCACGATCGCGAGTCGCCCCGTGCCGGCGAGACCGACCTGATCGTCGGCAAGCACCGCAACGGCTCCAAGGCCACGATCACCGTCGCCGCCCAGCTCCACTACTCCCGGTTTGCCGACATGACCAACGCAATGGGCTGACCGCCCGACCCGACAGCGCGTCCGCCCCACCCGACCGGAGGTCAGATGTCCACCCTCACCGCCGACGAGGACACCGTCGTCCTCGCCCGCTGCACCACCTGCCGTGCCGCCCTCGACGAGGCCCGGCAGGCGTGCGAGGACTGCCGCCAGACGGCCGAGCGGCACCTGATGCAGCTCTCCGGCCCGGACGGCCTCTACGCGGCCCTGAGCGACGCTCTGGCGCCCTCGGGCGGGGCGGGCGGACCGCGGGTGTCCGGCAGCCGCGAGCGGGCCCTCGGCGCCCGCGGCGACGTCCTCGACCTGATGTCCCCCAGCACCGGCGTGCCGGGCATCCTGCGGGCCTGGGCCCAGCACTGGCACTCCGTCATGGGCAAGCCCTGCCCGCGGCCGGTCGGCGTCACCGCGGCGGCGCACGTCGACTCCTGGACGGCGACCCTGCGGTTCAATCTCGACTGGGCCGCGAGGAGCCTGCCGGAGTGGGCCGAGTTCGCCGACGAGATGCACCGCCTGGTGCGGGCGTGCCGGGCGGCCGGCGACCGGCACACCCCGCGCCGGCCCGCGGTCGGCCGGTGCGAGGTGGAGCTCGACGACGGGGCGCCGTGCGGCGGGACCCTGCGGTACGACCCCCGCAGCAACGTCACCCGGTGCGACACCTGCCACGGGTCGGCCGCCCCCGACTGGCGGGCGATACGCAAGGCCGTCGACCGCCTCGCCCCGGCCGCCGAGGGAGCGGTCGCGTGAACGCCGAGGGCCCCGACCGCGCCGGTCGGGGCCCTCACTGCTCGGCGGACGGGCGGTCAGCCGGCCTCGCCGAGCGCGGCCTTGGCCCGCTCGTACCAGTCGGGGGTGACCAGGACGACCCGGCGCCGGCCGCGCACGGTGAGCGCGCTCACCACGCCGTCCTCGCGGGCCTGCTCGATCAGGGTGGTGAGTGCGGCGCGCGCCCGGGTGAGGGGGACCTCCTGGACGCCGTCGGCGGCGGTGCGGATCTCGGGTGCGGTAGTGGTGACCATGGCAAGACTGTAACACGTGGACAGACTTAACACACTTGCCAAACTTTAAAGAATGGGGCAGAATGGAGCCTATCGGAACGGGCCCGGATTGCACTCCGGGCTGGCCGTCCGAGCAGTGAACCGACCTCCAGCCGACAGGAGAACCACGGTGACCAGCAGCACCCTCGAACAGCCCGCGCTGTTCGACCTCCCCGCCGCCCCGCCCCGCCGCGAGGCCGCCCCGACCGCCCCGGTCGAGGAGACGCCCGCCGCCCCCGCGTGCGAGCAGCTCGCCCTCTTCGAGGTCGACGCCCGGTGAAGATCCGCATCGACCAGAAGGGCCTCGCCGAGGCGGCCGCATGGGCCGCCCGGCTGGCCCCGGCCCGGCCGACCCAGCCCGCGTACGCCGCGCTCCGCCTCCACGCCCGGCACGACGAGATCGTCGTCTCCGGCACCGACGGCGAGACCACCGTGCACACCACGGTGCCCGCCGACGTCGAACACCCCGGCGTCGCCGTGGTCGGCGCCAAGCTCCTGGCCGGCGTCGCCGCGGGCCTGCCCGCGGGCGACGTCGAGCTCGCCCTCGCCGAGCAGCGTCTCGCCGTCGCCGCGCGGGGCAGCAGCTTCACCCTCGCCACGCTGCCCGTCGCCGACTACCCGACGCTGCACGCCATGCCCGAGAGGTCCGGCACCGTCGCAGGCGACCTGCTCGCCGCCGCCGTCGCCGACATCGCGCACCTGACCGACAGCCACGTCGAGGCGCTGCCCGGCCTGTCCGGCATCCGCATCACGACCGACGGCGACCGACTCACCCTCACCGCCACCGACCGCTACCGCGTCGGCTACCGCACCGTCCCGTGGCAGCCCGCCGCCGGGCACGCCGACGGAACCACCGTCGTCCTCGGTGCGGCCCTCGCCCAGATCGCCAAGGGCGCCACGGGCGGCAACGTCGCCCTCGCCCTGCCCGGCGCCGACGGGCACCTCGCCGGCATCGCCGCGGGCGCCCGCACCACCGTGACCCGCGTCATCGACCCGGCGATCTACCCGAACGTCGACCGGGTGATCCCGAAGGCGTGTCGGGCCGAGGTCGAGATCGGCGCCGAGGAGCTCCTTGCCGCCGTCCGGCGCGTCGCCCTGGTCGCCGACACGGCCCCGCTCCGCCTGCGCTTCACCGTCGACCGCCTCACCCTGGCCGCCGCCGACGGCGACATCGCCGCTGGGACCACCGACGTCGACTGCCGCATGGAAGGCCCCGGCGAGGTCCGGATCGCCTTTGACCCCCGGTACCTGATCGACGGCCTCACCGCCCTGTCCGGCACCGTCCGCCTCTGGCTCAACGGGCCCCGGACCCCGGTCATGTTCACCGCCGAGGACGACGAGACCCGCCGGTACCTGGCCGTCCCCAAGCGCGACACCTGGGCCGAGGGCTGACCCACCCGCACACCTCCCGCGGCGGGGCGTCGGACCGGCCCCCGCCGCGGGTGACCAACCCCCGGGAGGGACAGCGTGACCACCACCAGCCCCCGACCGACCCGGTGCGGCCAGTGGATGCCCGCCACCGGCAGGCACTGCCTCGCCGGCGCCCGCCTCTACCCGGCCGGCTGGCTGTGCGACGAGCACGCCCCCGGCGACCGGACGCCGCAGGCCCGGCCCTGCAGCCTCGACGACTTCGGATCCATCCGCGAGGCCGCCCGCTACAGCGGCTGCACCATCACCGATATCCAGCTCCCCGACTGACCCAGGAGCCAGAGTGCGCACCAGCCTCCGCCACCGCCACGCCGACGACCAGCACGCCCTCGACGAGTTCCTCGCCCGGGTGCTCGCCGACGCCGCCGGGCGCCCGATCCTGATCGACTTCTACTGCTGCCAGGGCGGTGCGACCCGCGGCTACCAGGACGCCGGCTTCTACGTCCTCGGCGCCGACCTGTCCCCGCAGCCCCGCTACTGCGGGCAGGCGTTCATTCAGGGCGATGCGGTCGCCCTCATCGCCGCCACGGCCGTCTGGGCCCAGGCCGTCGGCGCCGTCTTCCACGCCTCGCCGCCGTGCCAGCGCTACAGCCTCACCCAGCGCATCCGCGGCAACGACCACCCGGACCTGATCGGCCCCACCCGCGACGCCCTCAACGCCACCGGCCGCCCCTGGGTGATCGAGAACGTCATGGAAGCCCGACCCGAGCTGATCGACCCCATCAGGCTGTGCGGCGCCATGTTCCCCGGCCTCAACACCTACCGGCACCGCCTGTTCGAGTCCGGGGGCGGCCTCGTCCTGGAGGAGCCCGGCCACCCGGACCACCCGGACCAGACGGTGAAGATGGGCCGCCCCCTCGACGGGGCGCGGGACTTCTACCACGCCGTCGGCCACTTCTCCGGCGTCCCGTACGTCCGCGAGAACATGCGGGTCCCGTGGATGAACCGGGACGGCATCAGCGAGTGCATCCCCCCCGCGTACGCCGAGCTGATCGGCCGACAGTTCGCCGAGCACCTCGCAGCCATGGCGGTGGCAGCATGACCGACCCGTTCGACCCGGCCGAGCTCGCCGCCGAGCTCGCCGCCGAGGAACTCCTCTACGCCGTCGGCCTGCGCCACCGCACCGTGCGCACCCTCGCCCCGCACGGCACCCTGGCGGCCTACAAGCGCCACCGCCGCCGCGGTGAGAGCCCGTGCGACGCCTGCCGGGCGGTGCGCAACGCTGACCAGCGCCGGCTGTACGGCGCTGCCCGGCGAGACCTCGGCGCACCCAGCAACGCCCTTGCCCCGCACGGCACCACCTCGGCCTACAAGCGCCACCTGCGCTACGGCGAGAAGCCGTGCGACCCCTGCCGGGCGGCGAACACCGCCGACAAGCGGGCCCGCCGCGCGCATCCCGACCGCCCGCACAAGCCGATCAGCCACGGCACCCCGGCCGGCTACCGGGCCCACCGCTACCGCGGCGAGACCCCGTGCCCGGCCTGCCACGACGCCCACCTCGCCGACAACCGCGCCCGGTACGCCGCCCGCCGCCGGGCCACCACCTGACACAGAGAGGAACACTCCCCATGCCCGAGATGACCGCCGAACGCTGGAACGACAACTACCCGCCCGGCACCCGCGTGATCGCCTACCCGTGCTGCCGGCCGAAGGACGGCAAGCTGGGGGCCGGCTGCAAGCGCCTCGACACCACCACCCGCAGCCGCGCCTGGAACCTCGGCCACGGTGACCCGGTCGTCATGGTCGAGGGCTACGCGGGCGGCATCGCCCCGGAGCACATCGACGTGGTGCCGCAGGTCGAGGAGACGAACCGATGACCCGGCCCGTCGACCTCGCCGCCGTCGCCGAGCGGGTCCTTGCCGCCACCGACCCGGCGAGCTGCGGCACCTGCCGCAAGCTTGCCGGGCAGGGCCTGCCGACCGAGCACACCGCGTGTGCCCGCCGGGCCGTCCTCCTGCCCGCCCCGGACGCCCCCGACTACGAGGACCTCGTCGACCTCACCGACGAGCAGCGCACTGCCCTGCCGCCCCGCTTCCATATCCCGGTGTTCGACGGCCTGGGCGTGCCGAACGGCTGGCACTGCGCGGTGTGCTGGGGCGACGGCTGGACCACCCGATGGCCGTGCGAGACCGCCGTCAAGCACGGCGGCGACGTCTTCACCGCCGAGCACCACGCGGAACGGGCCCGCGCCGACGTGCACGCCCTCGCCAACGGCGTGCACAACCTCTCCGCCGACCTCGACAAGGCCCAGGCCGCCACCGCGAGCGAGAAGCGCGTGAACGCCCACCTCGTCGAGAAGCACACCGCCACCCTCGCCGCCGCAGACGAGTGGATGGAGGAGCGCGCCCAGCTCCTCGCCGAAAACGAGAGGCTCCGTGTCCAGCTCGCTGCTGAGCAGCGGGCGCACGGCGAGACCATCAACGAGCGAGACCAGGCCGCCGCCGCGGCCGACAAGCTCGCCGCCGCCATCGCACCACCCGAGGTCCGCGGCGAGCACTCCGACAGCAACAACCCGTGGGAGAACGCCCTCGACCACGCGGCCGAGCAGGCGGAGGCCGCCGCCACGTGTGCCGACTGCGGTCACCTCAAGTCCGCACACTACGACGCGGTTGGCGACGACGTCAGCGGCTGCAACGCCTCCGGCGCCAAGGTCCGGGCCTGCACCTGCTGGTACTTCATCCCCACCGCTTGACCTCCATCCTCGACGCCCCGGCCCGCGCGGCCGGGGCGTCGCCGTGTTCCCGCCCCGGGGCCGCCCGGTACGCTCGCCCCGGACACTGCGGACCGACACCAGGGGCACGACATGGCAGACCTGCCGGCAGAGGGGCGACGGATCACCATCGTCGGCAAGGGCGGCGACGGCAAGTCGACGACGGCCGGGCACCTCCTCGCCTGGTGGGAGCGCCTCGGCATCCCGGCTGCCGGCCTCGACGCGGACGCCCCCGGACCCGGCGAGTTCGGCAGCCTCTACACCTGGTCGGACACCGCCGACCTCGGCGCCCCCGTCTACGTCGCCCCGGCCGCATCCCGCCTCGTCGCCGAGGCCCGGCAGCGCACCCCCGACAAGGGCCTCCTCGCGATCGACACCGGGGCGTGGGAGCGCAAGGCTGACAACTCCCACTTGGCGGCCCTCGCCGCCGCGGACCTCCTCGTCCTCGCCGTGCAGCCGACGCCGATGTCGCAGGAGCGCGCCGGGTCGATCCTGGCCACGATCGACCAGGTCGAGGCGATGACCGGCCGCGCGCCCCGGTTCGCGATCCTGCTCACCATGACCAACGCCTCGGCCGCCGCCGCCCGCGAGGCCCGCGCCGACCTCGTCGCCGCCGGGTTCCACGTCCTGGAGACGTCCGTGCCCCGCAGTGACGGTCGGGACGGCTATGGGCAGGCGTTCGGCTCGCCGCCCCGCCTCGTCGAGGGCGACGCCATGCACCGACTCGCCGTCGAGCTGCACGACCTCGCCGCGGACATCCGGTGAGCACCACCGCCCGTCCGTCCGGCGCCGCGGCGATGATGCTGCGCGGCAAGGCCGCCCGCTCCGGCGGTGCGCTGCCCGCACAGGCCGAGGGGACCGACGCCGAGCGCCTTGCCTCGTACGAGGCGCGCATCGAGGCCGCCAAGGTCGACGCCGAGTCCGCCCTCAAGGCCGCCCGCGCCCGGTTCGCGATCGAGGCGGGCACCGCCCTGGCCGCGATCCGCGACGGCGCCCTGTTCCGCGCCGGCGGGCATGACACCTTCGAGTCCTACATCGCCGACCGGTGGGACATGGACCGCACCCGCGCCTACCAGATGATCGACGCGGCGCCGGTCATGGCCGCGATGTCGAAAATTTTCTACACGCCTCCGGTCGAGTCGCACGCCCGCGCCCTGCTGCCAGCCTTCCGGGCCAAAGGGGAGGAGGCGATCCGGGAGGTGCACGCCGTCGTCCAGCAGGGCGACGGCAAGGTGACCGCGCGGACCGTCCGCCTCGCTGCCGAGGGCCTCGGCTACAAGCCCACCCCGCCGCCGGGCGGCCGCACCACCGCCGAGGAGAAGAACGACCCGACCGCCGCCGACCAGGCCGCCGCCCTCGTCCGCCTGGAACAGGCCGTCGCCGCTCTGCGTGCCGCACACCGCGGCCTGCGCGGCACCGTCATGTCCGCCGCCGTCGCCGCCGACCCGGTGCGCGGCGCCGACCTCGCCCGCGAGGTGCAGGAGATCGCCGACGAGCTCGGCCGCGCCGCGGTTGCTGCCCGCCGCACCCGCCGCTGATCCCGCACATGCCGAACGGGGCCCGCCGGCACGGTGGGCCCCGCTTCTTGCGTGTGTCCCGGGCGTGTCGCCCGCACTCGAACGTATTATCGAACGGTCCGCCCGGGGGAAGGCCGCACGCCTGGACCCGGGGCGGTGCGGGCCCCGCCGGCCGCCGACAACGGCGAGGGCCCGTACCGCGGGGCGATCAGTAGCCCCCGACGGTGTTGGCGCCGTAGCGCATGGCGTCGTCCCGGTACCACTCCAGGGCGGGGCTCACCCGGCCGTCGGCGAGCACCCAGCCGTACTCCATGCCGTTGCCGGGGCGGCGAACGGCGAACGTCCAGCCGAGCACCTCGTCGCCGTCGGCGGCGGCGAACGGCACGGCCTCGCTGGCGGTGTAGAGGGTCTGGGCCCGCATCAGCGCGTCCCGGCTGTTGGTGACCGTCGGGTTCGGGAACCGCAGGGCGGGCCCGGCGTCGTCCCCGCGGCGGCCGTACTGGCCGGCCTCGCCGCGGGTCGCCCGCAGGGTGCGGCAGACCGTGCCGTCCTCGCGGACCCAGCCGTACCGGGTCGTCCCGTCCTGGTCGGCGGCGAACGTCCAGCCGAGCACCTCGGCGGCGCCTTCTCGGAGGATGGTCTCCGCGTCGCGGGGGTTGAGGTAGCGGGTGTTCGCGAGGGCGAGGGCCTCGTCGGTGCCGCGGACGAACGGTGCCGAGCTGTACCGCCAAGGGGCGGGCCGGGCCGCGGCGGCCGCATCGTCGAGCAGGGCCCGGCCGCGCCGGACGAGGTCGGACACGGCCGGCTGGGAGATGCCGAGGGCGCTCGCCGCGTAGGTCTGGCCGCCGCGGCCGAAGGTGTCGACCAGCCGGGTCACGGCGAGGGCCCGCTCGGCGGCGGCCGCCTCGACGGCCCGCGCCGCATCCTGCTGCACCTTGGCGAGGCGTTCGGTTGCCCAGCCGGCGGCGATGGCGGCCGCCTCGACTCGCCACGCGCCGTAGGTGCCGCCGCCGACCACCTCGACGTCCTCGACGTCGCTGTAGTCGAACCCGGCCGGCCGGACGGTGTTGCCCTCGCCGTCGTAGGTGGGCTCCAGCAGGGTGGCGGACTCGCACACCTGCCGCTCGTACTCGGCGACCGCCTCGTCGAGGTCGGCCGTGTCGGTCCAGTCGGTCTCCTGCGGGTCGTCGTAGAGGACGGCCCACCGGTGCTCGCCGTCCGGGTCGGTGTAGGCGACCAGCGAGGTCCGGTACTCCTTCTGCCCGATCTGGTCGAGCGAGTAGGTCTCGCGCACCGTCTTGCCGGCCTCGACGGTGTCGTAGAACGCGTCCTCGGCCTCTGCGGCGATGTCCAGACCCTGCACGGTGCTGCTGATGACGCGCACGGCGTCCCCCTCTCGGCAGCGGGGGCGATTCCCCCGACACCAGAAACCATAAGGGTGGGGTTATGAAATCCGCAAGGGATCCATAACCCCACCCTTATGGTTCACTCGATCGGGTGACGCCCGCCCGCGGACCGTTCGCCGTCGGCGCCCGGTGCTACGGTGAAGCCCTCCCCGGGAAACCGGGGGTCAGCCGGACTAACAGCCGCATCCTGGTTGTGCCTTGGCTACACCTCCCCGCGCGAGCGGGGGTTTCCCCGCCCGCGCGGGGATGGCCCGTAGACATGAGACCTACGGCACTTGCCCCCCGCGCTTGCGGGGATGCCTGATCGGCCCCGTCCTCCTGGTGAGGGCGGGGCCGAGGCGCTTCTACGCCCCGTCCGGCACGGGCAGGGCCTCGCCCGCGGGCGGCAGGCCGGCGAACAGCCGCCCGCCGGTGCGCGCGAGGCGGGCGTTCCGCTCGGCGGCGTTGCGCCGGTCCCGGTAGCCGATGGTCGTCGCCGGGTCGTTGTGGTCGGCATACGCCTGCACCTCCTCCAGCGGCACGCCGGCGTCGAGCATGTGCGTGATCCTGCTCGCCCGCAGCACGTGCGGGGTGACGGCCCGTCCGGGCAGCACGCCGGCGTGTCGGCCGATCCGGGCGAGCATCCGCTTGGCGTCGTGACGGTCGAGGCGGCGGCCGTCGGCGTCGAGGAGGAGCGGCTCGTCCTCCTCGCGGCCGAGGGTGTGCGCGAGCAGTAGCTCGGCGGCCGGGTCCGGGATGACGAGGAGGCGCTTCTTGTCTTCCTTGCGGGTGAGGTCGACGACCAGCCGCCCGCGGACGTCCCGTCGGACTACGCCGACGTTCGCGTCGCACACCTCGCCGATCCGGCCGGCGAGGATGTAGAGCAGCAGGACGACCAGGCGCTCTCTCTCGTCCTGGGCGTGCACCGCGAGGGCCTGCACGTGCCGCAGTTCCAGGACCGGGGTGCTGCTGGAGGAGTGCCCGCGCGGGATCACCGGGATGTCGTCCTCGGTCACCGGGGACGGCCCGACGCTCGGATCCTTGCCCGCGGCATACCGGTGCAGCGATGACAGCGCCGACAACCGCCGCCGGATGGTCCGCTTGCCGATCGGCCGGCCGCCCGGCCCGAGCCGCGCCTCCTCGGCGAGCCGCCAGATCCGGACCTGTCCGGTCGTCAGGAGGCCGACGGCGAACCGGCCGAGGCCGAGCTCGGCGCAGAACGCCCCCCAGCCGCGGATATCGTCCACATATGCCCGCTTTGTGTGCACGGATCCGCGGCGCGAGGACGACACCCAGTCCATCACGAGGGCGAACGTCTCGCCGGTGACCGCCTCGGCGAGGAGCTCGGCCCGCGGCCGGTAGATCCGGCGGCCTGCGACCCGGTCGACCTGCACCTCGCCGAGGTCCGCGAGCAGCTTCGCGCGCACCAGATCGGCGATGTCGGGGGCCGCGAGAGCCGGCGTGTGGTCGGCGTTCTGACGTAGGGTCGGCGGGGCAGGTTTCATGATCGGACCGTAGCCCATAAACATAGTTATGGGCCCTCTCCGGCGGGGTATCCGCGCACGTCGGGACGGGAACACTGCATTACGGGACGGCCCGCCGACGGCCGGCACGGGAGGATTACTCCATGTCACCTCTGTACCCCTCCGGGGCGGTCGATGCCAAGGCCGCCGCCGTCTACGCCGGCGTCGAGCCGGAGACCATCCGGAAATGGCGGCAGCGCGGGCTGCTCGACCCGGTCGGCGGCACCGCGCGCTACCCGATGTTCGCCCTCGACGACCTCGACGCCGCCAAGGCCGCCGCAGCGGCGGCCGCCGAGCGCACTCGGTTCGCCGCAGCCTGACGGTCCGGCGCGGCACCATGGACGCCATGACCGACTTTGACGACCTGGTGACGTTCCTGCGGGCCCGCCTTGACGAGGACGAGGACGACCCCGGCGGTTGGTCCGCCGCCCGGGTACGCGCTGAGGTCGACGCCAAGCGACGCATTATCGACGAACACCACCGTTCGGGCGTGATGTGTCCGCGGTGCAGCCTCGGCACCGAGGACGGCGAGATTGTGTTCGAGCTCGACCCGTGCCAGACGCTCCGCCTGATCGCCCTGCCGTACGCGGGGCATCCCGCATACCGTCCCGAGTGGGCACCTGCGGTTCCCCCGACGCGTTCCGCTTGGCCCCGAATGCACCCTTGACGTCCGGATACACAGGTGCTCTTGACGCTCCGTAGGCTCGGGTGTCACGATAAGCAACACGGCACAGGTGTGCCCACAGACCACAGAAGCCCCCGCAGGCCCTCGGCCGCGGGGGCTTCTGCATGCCCGGCCGTCGCTGCAGCCCCCCGCGGCGACGGCCGGCCCGACGCGGTAGGCCGCGCCCTGGGGAGTGCGCGTACGCCACCGCCCGCCCCTCGTCCCGGGCCGCCGCCGACACGGCCCGGGACGAGGCGGCCCAACCTGTACACGACAAATTCTCGAGAATTCGCCGTAGGCGGTACGGGAGGTGACGGCCCGTGCCCCGCCCGAGCAAGCACCGCGCCGGACGCCCCTACCGCCGGGCCCGCGCCGAGATGTTCGCCACCTACGGCACCGTCTGCCACATCTGCGGGCATGACGGCGCCGGCGAGGCCGACCACCTTATCCCCGTCAGCCTCGACGCCGAGCAGCCCCTCGACCCGCACGCCATGCGGCCCGCGCACGGTGCCAACTCGCCGTGCCCCACCTGCGGACGCAAGTGCAACACCGAGCGCGGCAACAAGGCGATCCCGACCACCGTGCGCACCTCCCAGGACTGGTGACCCGTGGCAGACGACCGCATCCACGTGCTGTACGGCACGGCCGTCCGGGCCGCCGGAATCGGCGCGGCCCGCGAGGCCCTCCAGGAGCTCGCCGACTACATCACCGCCGGAGTCAAGATCGATTGCGGAGGCGACGCCGTGAGCGGCGACCTGTTCAACCTCGACAGCACCCCGCCTGCCTCGGCGCCGCCGCGGCTGCCGCACAACGCCGCGGTCATCCCCCAGTACCGCACCGTTGAGGGCTCGGGCGGTGGCGGGTGGTCCACATACGAGCGCACCGGCCTGGTCTGCCTGGTGTGCAACTGCGGCGTCATCACCGGCTGGCTGCCGCATGACGAGGTTATGGCCGTGGCCCGAGACCACATGATCCAGATGGACTGAGCAGAGGAGTCGGCATGCGCAAGCGAGAGCAGGTCATCAAGGCCCTGGCCAAGGTTGAGCCCGGCTGGGCCGAGGCGTCACCCAAGGAGCGCGCCGAGCGGATCGCCACCGCCGGCCGCCTCCTCGACGACGCGGTCGTCGAGGCGTTCACCAGCCCGGCCCATCACGAGCACATGGCCCGGCTGATGCGTCGAGAGCTTCGCATCCGCGGCGGCGCCGGCCTGCTCGCCGAGACCATCCGCTCGACCGTCGCCGCCCGGTAGTGGCGCGTTTGCTGCCCCGCTCTGCACATGCCGGCCCGGCTGGGAAACTCGGCGCCGTGCGCGACAGTGACAACGCTCTGACCTGCATGTTTGCGCAAGTAGGCGCATCGTCGCAGGTCAGGGCCCTGCGCATGCGGGGCGGCTGACGGTCGCCACGCTGGCAGCCCTTGACCTGCAAGCCCCTGACCTGCACGTTTGCGGGCAACTGCATAAACGTGCAGGTCAGGGGCTTGCGACTCTGCCGCGCGGGTGCGGATTTGCCGACCCGCCTTGCATGTACCTGCCGGACATCGAAATGTGCGGCGCGGTGCACGCCGGCCGTGCAATTTGCTGACCTGCTGTTTTACCTGGGCGGGGGTTTTTTAGGGTGCCCCCCTGGGAGGCCCCGCGCCCAAGTCTTCCACCTCGCTCCCCGCGATTCGAACGGGCTGGTGATCATGGAAGGTCGGGTGACCGGGGCGGTCGGCGGCGGGGACCGCCGCACCGCCCTGGAGGCGGTGCGCGACAAGCTCGCCGCCGAGCTGGACGAGGCCA